TATCTCAGCTATTGATATCTACGACCTCTGCTCGCCACGAAAAACCTCCAAAACCGCGCCGACAACACACAACAACTTTGACATACCTAATAGCGGTACTGAAGCAGATTCAGACCGGAAACGGGAAACAGCTAGTGGTGAGATGTCATCACTGCCAGGTCTTGAAGAAGTGTCCGTTTCTCCGGACCGCATGTCCTATGGAGTGCCGATAGTAGATGCGTCACAGTTGTTCTACGGTCCAAGCGCGGATGAACTTGAAAGGTTCCTAACTGTGTATCTCCATGTTCCACAATTGGAAGCGCGAGCAGCCGTCCAGGCCAGTCAGACCGGTAACTGCACAGACCGGCTATCGGCAGAAGACGCGGAAAGAGTTAAAGAAATCCTAAGCAAACTGGGGATATAGAAAATGGACCTCCGTTTTTGGCGTCGTAAACCAAAACCTCTTAATGTTCAAGAAGAGTTACAAAACATTCGACTGAGATGGGAGAATCACCGACATGAGTTGGGCCTACAAGATGCACCTCAAGCTGCAGTACGACCTCTGAGGATCAGTTCTTCTCGAATTATTACCCGCATTCGTCAAACCGTTTCCAAATTTGTTTCTCAAATATACAGAAATACCTACGAAGAGCCAGAATGGAATTTCGAAGAAGTCGACCGGGCTATACAAAAGGAATCCCTGCTTAGAAGAGCTATAGAAAAGTATGTAGAGCAGATTTGGAAGAATGGATTTGAATTTGTCGGTAAGAATCCTAACACGGTCAGGTATATTCGTAAACGGTTTCGTCAAATCGCACAAGTATCTGGAATAACCACCCTCCAGCTATTTCAACAGATTGCATTCTCGCTAGTTGCTTATGCGAATGTAATCATTGTGAAAAGACGCAGTTTGAAGGCTTCGGGTGGCCGCGTTCGCCAACGTTTTGATGGTAAGGAGCTTTTACCGGTAGCTGCCTACTTTGTAGTATCACCTACCAGTATTATTGTAGATAAAGATCAATATGGAAATGTTAGACGCTGGAAGCAAAAACCATCTACGTTTTTTGCAGTTTCGGATACTCCGGAATGGGGTCCCGATAATGTCATCTTTTTTAGAGATAATACTGCTACTGATAGCCAATACTTCTTTGCCATGCCAATGGCTATCCCGGTTATTCCAGACATTAAGGCACTTCGAGAAACTGAGGAATTGGCGCTGCTGCAAGCCATTAAGTTTGCCATTCCGCGTTATCACGCTAAGGTAGGTGAAAGGGATAAACCCGCAACACAGATCGAAATTGACAACACTGCTGAGTACCTGGATACACTACCTTCAGATGCTGTTATTGTAACATCCAGTCGAGTTGACATCGATAATATTGCCTCTGGTGATCAGGTGCTGGATTTAGATAGGTATCTAGAATACTGGTGGAACCGCATTCTGGCAGGCCTGGGCATGAGTCGCGTTGGGTTTGGTCAGGGGAATACGGCCAACAGAAATACTGCTCAAATCATGGCCGCCGAGATGCAAAATACTACCATCAAGTTCCAGCAGATTATTAAGGATGCTGTCGAGAACTACATCATAAGAGAATTACTGTTGGAACTGGGTTATACCGAGGAGACCCTGACTGAAGAGAACATGGTTTATCTGCATATTCCAGAAATCGATCTGGAGAATAAGATCAAGAAAGAAAACCATGTTTTGAATCTTTTCTTATCGAATCTACTGACCTTCGATGAAGCTCGTAACGAAATCGGACGGGATACACTTAGCGACAAGGAAGTCCAACGTCTATTCGCTTTTATGTTTCAAGCTGCTTTAACACAGTTGGAGGTACAGGCACAACTTAAGGCAAGGCAGAATCTATCCAAGAATTCTGATCAGCCTGCCAATCAGTATGGTAGACAGAACGCTCGTCCAAAGATTGCTAAAGACGATCTGGAAGAGTTCTATAACAATCTTCGTCGAGAAGTATTTTTACTCGATACGAAGAATGCTGAGGGCAACTTTGACATAACTACTACGGGAATCTGACAGGGCATTAAATGTAATGGCAGAGGAAAAGTGGATCGAATATAGATGTTTACAGCCATGTGGAAAACTACTTTGTAAGTATCAGCCAACCGAGAAGTATGCCATAGAGATAAAGTGCACACGACGCACTTGTCATAATATTAACTACCGTGGGAGTGTTATCACTCTAAACCTAAAAGAGCTTCGCTGTCCAAATATTGATCCTAAGAAAAGTGAGAAAGCAGGTAAACCAGTGGTTTGTAATAAACTGCTGGCCAAGATACTCCCCGGTACACGCATTCAGATAAAATGTCCCCGATGCAAAGCTATTATAGAAACCGACCCAGAGACAGGTGAACCCAGAGTTATCGAACAGTAGGAGAGGTAACAATGAAAGATCAAACCAACTTAGAAATAAAACCTCTATATGATGACTTTCAGGTCAAATGGGAACTAAAAGATGACCAGATAAAACCATCTGAAAAAGGATTACTGGTTACTATTGACGCTACTCACGGAGGTTTCATTAATCGCAACCACTATTATTACGTCCCAACATCTATGGCCAAGGCCGTTCGCAGCTGGTTAGAACCATTTCCCAAACCGGTCTTAAAAAACCATGACAAAAAGGTTGATCCTCTGGGGCGGGTTAAAAGCGCACGCTACATTGGAGATGATCAGTTCGGCTTTATTCAGCTGGATGTTCTAATAACAGATCCCGATGCCATTCAGAAGATCATGGATGGTCGCTATCTAACAGTATCTACTTCCGGTACTCCAATCGAGTTTGTGCGATGTTCTATTTGTCATACAGACCTACTTCATTCAGATGAGTTTTGCGGTCATCGTCGCGGTAGCGTCTATGAAACAGAAGACGGTGTGAAGAAGGTCTGCTACTGGGAAATTGGGATGATGGATTATAAAGAGGTGTCGTTTGTCAACATACCAGCAGACGCCCACAAAGAACACGCCGCTGTAGTTACCGGCTGGAAGTTTGCCGATGCAGAAGGCGAAGTTCCTATTAATACCAATGATACTCAAGAACATAGAGGAATCATAGTCATGAAGAGTAAACTTTGGATGCCTCAGAGCAATGAGGATTACCAAAAGGTAGCTTTCTTAATTGCTGAAGGTGCTGATATTATTGCCAATCCCAGTCTCTGGGATGCCATTCAAGCAGATGATCCTGTGAGTCATGTCAAGGCATATGTAAAAGACGGAGGTGCCTTCTCTGGTGATATAGACGCAGCTGACGTATGGGTGCCTACCGATGAAGATCTGCAGTTGCTGGATTGGCTGACAGATCAAATCGAAGTGTTGACGGATAAGGAATCAAAGTTCCTTAGTGATTACGCAAAAGACGAAAACGTTAAACGCCACCGCCATGTAGTTCATCTGAATGAGGCCAAAAACGGTTATACAGACTGGATTTTAGGCCATCATCATGAGGTGGTTGATGGGAAGATCCAGCCAGCCAAGATGTTTGATGAGGAAGGCAAACCGATTAAAGGGCACACCCATAATTTGACCGAAGAAGTCTTTGACGACAGTGAAGATATGGAGCTCTTTGATAAGCCTATGAAGGAATCCACCAAGAAGAGATTATCCAAAGAAGATCCCAAAAAGTTCTGTGGTCCCATGGATCCACGTAAAGGTCGTCGGACGTTCCCGGTCACCAGTTGTAAACAGGCGCGTGTCGCCATGCGTCTGCTACCCAGATACAAGGGCCCCGGTGACAAGAAGCGAATTGCTGCCTGCATTCGCCGTCGAGCGAAGGAGATGGGTTGTCCCTTTAAAGATGAACTTGAGCAAGTTTACGAGCTTCTTTCTGTCCTGGAAGAGTTTGTATAAAGTCATCTGCTGAGCGGGGCAACTTTGACATAACTACCTATGTAAAGGGGAGACGTGTGCTATGAAGTTTAAACTACCAAAGGATGCTTTACTTATCCTTGATGGATTGTTAGACAATCCTCACGCACGTAATCGGGCGTTACTTATTATTGACAAATCGGATGCGTCTGATGACGTGAAGAATGCGTTCCGCGAAGCTATTAAATCAATAGGAGAGCCTAAAATGCAAAACCTGAAGGATGCGCTCCAGGTTGAGGGGATGAAGGAGTATATCGATTCGGTGGTTTCCGAAAAAACTCAGGAACTACAGGCAAAAATCGATAAACTTCAGCAAGCCCTTGATGACGCAAACCAGAATGTACAGAAGTTGTCTGATGAGAAAACCGAGCTCGAAAAGGTTAAGAATGATGCTAACGAATTACAGCAGAAGATGCGAAGTCTGTTGGTGGATCAGATTGCTGATTTAGCATTAGCACTTCGGAAGCCAGAAATCAACTTGGAAGCAATTGAGGACTCACTTAAGGCTTATAAGGAGTCTTTGGCGGATAAAGAAGAGAAAGAGCTCCAGAAGTTGTATGATTCTCTGAGGGCAGAACTGCATTCCACTTTTACCAAAGAACCATCTGAAACGGTAGACAACAATGTCCCAAAGAAGAATGGTGCTACCCAAGACGATGATACCTCCGACGGTTCCCATAAAGATGGAGGATCCGAAGGAGATGAGATTGAAGTGAAGGATATAGCTTCCTTCTTGAAAGCCTTAAGCCGTCAGAAAGATGACAATTAAACTTAAGAGGAGTAACAAGTTATGGCTAAATTGAATTTTACTGCCCAAACTGCCCGTAGACGGCCCATCAAGCCGGTTCCTGATAAGTACAAAGAAAGTCCAATTCGTCCGAACATTGAAGTGTCGGATGGTATTCGACCGGCTTTTCCTATGATTCCGCTGCGATATCTGGATGTTAAGTTTAAAGACATCACCACCGAGCAGTGGGTAGTTATCCCAAAAGGACGTATCGTTTCTGCTGTGACTGTACAGAACAACGTAATCGGCGAACCTTTATTGTTAGGTTCCAAAGTGCCCGTAGTCAATGAAAATCTTGGGAGTGGTGACGGCACGACAGCTACTTTCTCTGGTAACCTGGCCAAGACTCCAGTGATTGCCGGTTCTGTCTCTATTACCGATGGAGTTGAAACCTTTACCGATGATGGATCTGGTAATTTAACTGGTAGTGCCGGCGGTTCTGGTACCATCGATTACACCACTGGTGCTTATTCGGTTACCTTTAATGCTGCTCCTGCCAATGAGGCAAGCATTACCGCCGATTATCAATATCAACCCGAATCCAACATCTATGTTGGTGTGGTTGATCAAATCGATGGCACTACCGCATTGTATGTAGGTGCTGACGGAAGTTACTATGGCTACACCCGCGACATCATAGGACTCCTGGTTCCTGCCAATGGTGGAACTGCTCGGGTAATCACTTATGATGCCGACGACGTAGCCGCTTTAGTACCGGATGCTTCCGGAAGCAAGGCAGTGGTCGCTGCTGGTGAAACCTACACCATTCCTGCCAACGCACCAATCGGTGTGGCTATGTATGACATCTATCAGGATATCCGCGGTGCTTTCCTGAACTACGAACTTTACAAGTCCTATGGTATTTTGGCTGAGCAGTTTATCCGTATCCCATTTGTGGACTTCGGTTTACTGCGAGTCCTCGGCACCAGTGTGAAATTTGTCGATGAGGATGCTGGTACTTCTAAATCTGGTTACAAAGTTGGTGCTGCTACCATTGACGCCGCGAACGATGCTGGTTACATCGCTGCAGAAAACAAATACAGCTTCTTGTACTTCGACTCCGAGCAATCGGCCGCTGCTGGATTGTCTGGTCAGCTGTTGAAGTCCGACCTCTTTGGTAACTGGGTACCTGCTGGTGCTGCAGTTGATAACTCCGACGGAATTGATCTAGATGCGCCTCGTACCGCTCAGACCGTCGGTCGTCTGCTAGGTGTTGATACCCGCTTCCCAAAAGACTTGCTGGAAACTGTAGAAGTTCCTTATGGGCATCGAGTAGCCGGAACCGGAACTGAAGGTTTACCAGAAAACCTATTCGATTTCATCAACATCGTCTTAACAGCCGGTGGCTACAACTTCAATGGAGTTGATGCTGCCAAAGCTGCGAAAGAGTTGGTACAGGAAGGTGCATTCGGTTACGCATACATCCAGTTGATGGTTCGATAGGAACGGAAATGTGGGGTTGCCTTAGAGTGACCCCACTTCACATATACTTCAACCCAGAAAAGGGAAACTTGATTAGATTATAGGAGAGAGCAATAATGAAGGTAATTGGTCAAAACAACTCGACGCTCAACAAACTGGAACAGATTCTCTATGACGCATTTACCAACAACGGTGTGGTTGGTTTGCCCACCAAAGACAAACACATTGTGAAGATGGAATTCAACGACATCTTTGATTTGCCTCGGGCTTTCAAGGAAGTCGATGAATTAAAAGATACCGTTACAACCAAAGACTTAACCCGTTTCATCGAAACCTCTGTTTCTCGGGTTATCCGGGAAGCATTAGAACCCAACTTGGTAGTAGTTCCCAATCTTTTCCAGGAAGTCCGCTATGAAGGACCTGGTCGCTCTATTGAAATAGGTTCTGTCGGTGCTTTCCATGCAGCTACCGTTCCCGAAGGTGCTGAATATCCAGAAACCGAATTCAACTTTGGCGAAGGTGATATGATCCAGGTTGGGATCGAAAAACACGGTTTGAAAATGCGCGTCACCGAAGAAGTTATTTCCGACAATTTATTCGACGTGTTCGGTCTCTGGTTGCGGATGGCTGGTCGTGCATTAGCCCGTCACAAAGAACAGTACGGTATTAAATTAATCAACGATTTCGGTTACGATGTCTTCAACAACGACGACCCTTCCAGCGCTGAATTGGGGGCCACCAATGGTCGTGGAATCGACGGTTCCAAGAATAACACCATGACGGTGGATGACATCTTCGAGATGTATGCCTGGTTGTTCGTACGCGGTTTCGTTCCGGATACATTACTTATGAACCCCTTGGCATGGAAGATGTTCATGACTGATCCAGAAACTCGCGAAATCGTATTAAAAGGTGCAACTTTAGCTACTAACCGCTTACCTAACGGTTCTCCTGCTCCTGGATTCGGAACTGGTCATCAAGGTATGGGTTTGCGAACCACAGCTACTGGTGTTGCTCTTGACGATCCGAACAAAGTTGCCGGTAACAATCCATTCGTGACCACTTTGAACCCGTTGGGTGCTTCCTTCTACATTGAACCACGCTACTTGCCTAC